TGCCGGGTGAACCGGGAACAGCTGCGCCTAAAGCATAAGCACCATTTCCGCCACCGCCTGCTCCACCTGCGCCAGCAGGAAAACTTCCATTTCCATATCCACCACCGCCACCACCGCCGCCACGAGTAATTGATGTACCAGTAATTGAACTTGATTTACCTGCACCACCATCTGTGCTTACACCAGTTGAACCATCTGCAGCGGCAGCACTTGCTCCACCACCACCGCCAGCTGATGCGTATCCACCAGATCCACCACCACGATAACCTTGAACTGGTGAAGTTGAAGGAGTATTACCTGCACCAGATCCGCCGCCACTATAACCACCACCACCACCAGATCCGCCTGCGTTTCCACCAATGCCTGATGCTCCACCACCGCCGCCACCGCCTGCGCTAGTGATTGTATTAAATATAGAACTTGCGCCAGAACCTGCTGGAGCAGTTGTTCCAGTTGCGGCTCCGGCACCAACTTTACAACCATAATTTGTAGAAACACTTAATGAAGTAAAAGTGCCGTCTCTATAACCACCAGCACCACCACCGCCGCCCCAGTCGTAACCACCAGCACCACCACCAGCTATAACCAAATACTCAACATTTAATGCAGGTATTGGATTAAATATATCTAAAGTACCTGCAACTATATTTCCAATCATTATGCAATTGCTCCTACTACATACCAAGTATTAGCAGCTGTGCGAATTGCTACACAAGATTTATATTGAGCCAAAGTTGGTGCGGTTGGTGCAGCACCAGCAGATGCAATAGTTACACCTGATCCTGCTGCAAAAGTTAATAATCCTGCGCCTGTATTCAAGAATGTTATTGCAGATCCCACCGCTGCATTTGTTAATGTTGAATCAGGTGCAATAGTTACTGTTTTAGTTCCTGCTGCACTTGTTGCAACTAATACTTGATAAAGATCAGAGTTGGCTACTGTGTAAGTGCCACCTGATTGTGTGTTAAGTGTGAATGTTACAAGGCCGTTAAACATGCCTGATGTAAGAACATCACCGGTTGCTGCTGGAAATCCTGTTGCCATTTATTACTCCTTAGTAGCTTAGTGTATTGGTACCTAGTACCCCATACAAGCTAGATCCGATTATGAATCCATCTATTATAGGCTCTAGGGTGGTAAAAGTCGTTTTCCATGAGTTCACAGATATTGAGTGTTGAACGCCAAATATTTGCAAAGTCTTGGTTAATGCTGAATTCCCGGGTTGAGTAGTTGTAATTGTTACTGGGTCAAAATAATCAAGATTTAGAGCTGCCACAATACCGGCTGAATAATTGGCAGTATAAAGATCTAAGGTAATTGCATCGCATCGAACTGTGGTTTCAGCACGGCTAGCCACATAGGCTCTAGCGAAATCTAAAGCATTCTGAGTAGTCTGCATTAAAAGATCTGTTTGCGTATAAGTGTGAGCGAAATATTTGGCTACAGATGCTGCATTACTGGCACTTTGAGTAGCCAATCCAGTAGCTGTAATATTGGCTTGATTATAGATTTGAGTATCGTTTAATAACCACAATGCGTTGAAATAAGAAATACCTGTGCCATTATCATTGAATACCACCGGGGTAGCATTAACAGATGATGTTGTAAATAGACGATCTTGAAATACTAGGCTTCCATAAGCATCTGCATAAAAAGCCCCATACTCAGTAGTTTCAATAGTTTGACAAGCTACTAAAGATGCTCGATTGGTTCCCGGATCTGCCTGAACGGTGGTTTGCCCAGTATCAATATCTCTCATCGATTGAGGCCATGAAATGGTGTCCAATATGCGACCAATTCGAGCACCGCTAGTCTCACCAGCCACAGCACCTGTAACGGTTGTAATCTGAGCCATCTGCAATAATCTAAAAGCATCTATAGCTGTGATAGTTGTATAAACTACTTCGCCCACATTCTTAGGAGTAGTTGTGTTATAACTTGTGATGAATCCTGAGAATATTGGATAAGTTACCCCTGAGTAAGTTGCAGTAATTTGAACTTTACGCATAGGTGTCAAAAGGTTGTAATAAGGGCCATTTACATTTTGTGGATTGAAATCACCATTTTGATCAACAATTCTTAAAGTAAGTGTACCCGGTTGGAATTGATCAGCCGATGCGTTACGGCCTCTACGAGTTTCTACTCTATCAACTTGATCTGATACATCAACAATTACAGCTGCTGAATCTGCTAAAACATTTGTGCCTAATATGCCTTGATCAATAATCATAGCCTGAGCAAATGAAGGCCCAGTACTAAAGTTAATTATTGCATTAAGAACTGGTAATGCCATTAGAAGCCTGCATAGTTCAAACTGGCACCATTACGCTTCAACTGTAATAGTGAGTTTTGGAATATAACATCCAATTCTTGCTGTGAAAGGATAGATCCTTCTACCGTGTTATAAACATTATAAATGTCTTGTCGAGTAGGAGCCATGCCTGATAATGGGTTGTAACTGATACCAGCTGAGACTATATCGGCAGCACTAACTTGAAGGCTTGATAAAGGATCATAAGGTGTGGTTGCAGGTGGATAAATTGGTGTTTGATTACTGCTTGCACCACCGCCGCCACCAACGGATGATGATCCACCACCCATGGTATTTTTAATATCTTGTGCAGTTACTTTAAGACCGCTTAGTGGATCCCAATCTTTAAGTTTGTCTAATGCTTTTTTAGCATCATCTGTGGATGTGGCTAATTCAACTAAAGCCTGATCAGCATTTCTAGCAGCTAAATATTCGCCAGCCCTTGCAGCATTACCATCTAGGATGGCTAATTTCTCAGACAATCTTTGTTTTGTCTCATCATCGGTTGCCGCATTCAGAGCAGCCATTAAACCTATGCGCTCTAAATTGTATTTGTCTTGTAATTTCTTTAGATCAGCTTCAGCCTTTAATTGAGTTACAAGAGATTTACGGGCTTTTAATTCTTGAATCTTGGCCAGTTCAATGCCAGCATTGGCACCTAAACCATAAGTAAAGTTAGATGATGGTGCATTAGATTTAGCACCTGCACTTGCCAATAAACCTAAAATACCTGATTTATTATTAAATTCAATTAATTTACCAACAAAATTTAAAAATCCTGAATTTTGGGCAATACTGGTAAATTTGCCAATTACCACACCTAAGCCAGCAATTACATTGGCAATTTGAATTGACAAATTTTCCATTCCTTTAGTTATATTTTCTAAATTCTTATCTTTGCCAATAGCAGATAAAGCATCTAACAAACCTTTACCAATAGTTTCACTAGCATTGGCAGATGCGACTCTAAGTTGATCCATTTTGCCAGCATAAGTTTCAAGCCGCGCTTTAGCTTGTCCTGAAAATTTTCTTTGCAATTCATCCATGATTTTATTCATATCGCCACTTGCAAGGGTGGCTTTGTCAATACCAGCACCTAATCTTGAAAGAGCTGTAGTTTGACCTGAGAATCCTTTAGCCAAAGCCATGCTAACTTCTTCAACAGATTTACCGGTAGCGGCTGATACATCCAACGCAAGGGCTAAAGCCTGTTGGCTTTTAGTTAATGATCCACTAGCTGTAAGTAATGTCTGGAATGCCGGTCTTAATTGATCATCTAACACGCCAGTCATTTTTTGAAGGTTGGCTATGTAATACTCGACATCAGGTGATGAAAATGCGTAACCAGTATTCTTTAATTGTTGTTCAAGTGATTTTGCAGCCGCTTCATCTTTTGTAAAAGCATCCACGGCTTTTTTGCCATATTGAACCAAGGCGGCAGCACCAAGACTTACACCTAAAGTTCGACCAAGACTTTTAACGCTTTTTTCAAACGCATTTAATTGTTTTTGACCTTTGGTGAGGGCTTTACCATTCCAAGTAGCCGTAGCAGCTACAAATATATTGGCCATTACGCTGCCTTCTTCTTTGTAATATAAGTCATTTTGGTGAAATCTACAGTTGTATCATCTATGGCTTTCACAATGGCCTCATAAACTTTACCGCTATCTTGTGCCCATGCTTTGTAAATTAAACGACCTTTAGTTTTACGACCACCAGATCTTGCACCTTTAATTTTAGGCTGTGAAGTTACTGGCTCTAATGCCTCAATGAATTGTTGGCTAGCAAACGGATTGTTAGAATTGTAAGCTGTCAATGCTTTGCTCTTTGCAGATTTTTTGCTATATGTGCCACCCTCACCATAGGATGTTCTAAATTCAAATGGTGCTCTACCTTGTGGGTTTAATCTGCCTGCGGTTTCATAAATGGATCCAGCACGACTGACATTGTAAACATAATTACTTACCTTAAAACCATTTTTCATAGTTTTGTTTTCACCCGGGTTATATCCAATACCCGATCTCACCACGCTAGCATCATATTTTGGAAATGGTTTATATGTAATTTCAGATGATATTGGTTTAACCCAACCAGATAAAACATTTCCATTTCCCTTGACAAATCCTTTGGCTTTTAATGCCACGCCACGCATTAAAGGATCAATAGCTGTACGGATCTTTACACGCATATTTTCATCAATAAATTTCAAGCCATTTAGAACATCTTTAACGCCTACGACCTCGACTGGCATTTTTAATCTCCTTGGCTCGATCCTGTAATACCTGCACGATGGCTCGCATCATGTCAGGTTCCATCTCAATAAACTCGCTAGGCGCGATCCCAGTCTCTACGCTAAGTGCTGCGATAGTATAAATAAAACTGTCGCGCCTGATTAGTTTTTTGAGTCTTCCAATACTTCTACTGTGTCTAAGGTCTCGATAAACTCAAGACCAAAGGTAGGTACAGTTACATTGGCTCTACGCAAACATTCCCACGCTAACCAAAATATCTCTGACTGGCGTTCATGTTCGCGTAGAACCTTTGAAATTCCTGCGCCATACTTAATTTCGAAAGCGTATTCAACCCCCGGAGTGATCTTATGTTCAGATACATCACCGTTAGCCCTTGTGATCTTTAGCTTTGCCATTGTTCTCCTTAGAAGGTACCTGTTGTAGTTTGTACAACTGTTGAGTTACATGTGAAAGTTAAGCTAGAGCTTGAAATATCTCCAACTGCGCCATTCAATGGTGTCAGGTTGTTAACTAGAATGCTAACAGTATAAAGAGGATTTGTCGCGGATACTGCGGTTCCTTTTACTGGAATTAAAACAGCTGTAACTGTGGTGCCATAAGCAGCTTGTAATGTGGCTGCTACTGAGGATGCAGCAAAGTCATTTAAGCAATCAATAGTTAATGTTGATGCTTCTAGACCTTTTGCAAATTTGTGAGAGGTATCTCCAAGAGCTGTAACTTCCAACTCATCGAAAATTTGTGATAATGAAACAGATGTAATGTGGTCAGATAGATCGATTGAGTTGATCTTTACGCCAACATTATTTTGTAGAAATATGGCCATTGTTATTCCTTGTCTTTAGTAGGTGCTTGTAGTGCTGGCTTTGGATCTTTAATCTGACCTGTCTTGATTAAAAATGCCAAATTCTCTTTTTCGTATTGTGCTAATTTTTCGGCATCGGTTGTGTCTGCCATGTTAACTCCAACTCGTTAGTATGTCGAAACTTAAATCGCATGATAATAAGTCTCCTGATGGT